GCTGGAGTAATGACAAATCGCTGCCGAATCTGGATTTCTATCGGCAATACGAATCGCGAAGTCGTCGACTGGCTCCACAAGAAAATTCCTGCTGGCAACGTCTGCACCGATCATCGGCTGAATCGTTTTGGAAAAATGAAAATGCACCGCTGGATGGTTTCGACCAATCCGGCCATCGTTCTCATCAACGAGATTTTGCCATATCTCATCATCAAGCGTCCGATAGCCGAACTGCTCAAGGCTGGGTACAAACATCTCGATGCTGCTGGTCGTCACGATCTTTGGCTCCGTACTGCTCAACGTCCTCGCCGATTTGCCTAATTGGCCCAAGGTTGTGAGACTTGTGCGTATCGAATCCATCCGCGAATGTACGCGGCGGTTGCCGACACAGTACCCGCCGAGGTCGTCACCGTCAGCACCAAGTCATAGAGACCGCCATTGGTATTCGGCAATCCATCCGCGATGGTATAGGGCACGGCACCGCTGACAATCGTGGCACTGAGTCCGGCGTATTGCGGACTGACCTGACCGCCACCAGCTCCCGGCGTGATCCCGGTTGCGAAGAAGCCCAATGCCTGTGCGGTGTTCTGTAGCGGGTCCAGCGTCAAAAGCGCAAGGCCGAGTTCCATCACGAGCGCATGGCTGCCAGTATCGAGTTCCCCGCAGTCAAGAAACCAATCGAGAATCACGATGCCTGAGCCCTGAGCGGGCAGAGTGCAAAGATGAATCTGATCTGGGGAGGTCGAGGTAAGCGTCGAAACAGGCGCATAGCCTTGTGTCCCGTAGCTGGCTCCGGCGGTCGTATTGACTTGGACGTTGAAAGGTCGCACGACCGGCGTGAATTGCTGCATCTGCGGCGGCGTGTTGCCGTAATCAGCAGCGTACCAATTAACTTGTGCCATGATCGTTTCTCCTTATGCTCCTGTCGGCGACGCGAAGCTGTAAAGGCCGATACCAGCGTATGTCTGGCCGTAGAAGATCGTCCGCTGGAAGCCGTAGATCATGGTGAGCGTCACTCGTAGATCGTTGCCCGCATCCAGCAATTCCTCGTACCAATTGACCCGCATCGGCTCGCTGTCCACAATGTCCACCGCGCCGAATGACACCGCCAATTCCTGCGCTCCGACCATAATGCCGTAGGCGACTGAAGTTGTTCCATTGCCCGGTGCTCCGAGTGCGCCCGGCGATGCGACCAGCGCACCGTTGCCACCTGCGGCATTCGGATTGAACCAGAGGTTTTGCGTCGAATCGCCCCACGGAACGTGAGCATCTTCGTGAATCGGGCAATTGTTGATGATTCCAAGGGCTCCGACGAATATCGGGTTGCCCGTCGCGATGCCGCCTTGAAGCAGACTGGAGAAGATATCTCCCCACTGCCCGCGATCGTAGTTGTTCCGTAGATCACGCGCCTGATAGGTGTGGATAAAGATCAGACCGTTGATCTCGATTCCCTTCACCACCACCGGCTTGATCGGAAACGGTAGCGCGCGCGTTAGCGCAACCGCCTGATTGATCATGCCGAGTTCAAACCTGGCTGCCGGCGTTTGAGTCAGCGCCGCAATGTTTGCGACCCCGCCAGCAAGGATGATATGCGCGGAGTCAATCGCAGTGACGGGGTTCATTCCAGTCGCCCGTACATCGGGCTGTCCAGTGTTTCCCGCCGCCTGATTCAGCGCCGCGTATCCCCAAAGCTCCTTGATCCAGTTCGACGCGATGACGTAGATCGCGTCCCGTGCCGACCACGGAGCGCGTTGCTGGCTCATTCGGCCATTCCACAGAATCGGGAGCCGGTGCTGATTGATTACCACCACCCCCGACGTGTACTTGATCGGCACTTCCTGCCCCGTCACTGGAGCATCCCCCAGCACACCGAGGCTGGCGATGTTCGGCAGTAGGTCGTACCGAACATTCTCGCCCGGTCCATGCAGCGGTTCGTCGAAATACTGCGCGAAATTCGTCATGTCGCGCGGATTCAACGACGCCGCCATCATCTTCACGAGAACGGGCGACTTTACGGGCTGTGCAAAGAACCTTTGGCTGTAAATCTGGACGGCGACCGGATCGTTCGCAACGACCTGCGAAAGCATGTTTACGCTCCTTTATTGAGGCGTTGTAATGTTCTCATAGCGCCCCAACAAGGCCAGCCGCGAGGTTGACAGACGCACGGCGCATCGTGTAGAGTTCTACACTATGAACACCGAAGAAATCTGGAAACCAATCGAAGGCTGGCCGTATGAAGTTTCTAACCTTGGACACGTTCGACGTGCATCCGATCATCAGCCAGTTTCCATCTGGCCGACTCCAAACGGGTACAGTCGAGTTGTTCTCGTGCGAGACAGAAAGGATTTCCGTGTTCACAGACTGGTGGCGGGGGCTTTTCTGCCCGAGCCTATTGGACCTGGGCCTTGGCAGGTCAATCACATCAACGGAATCAAAACCGATAACACGCTTGAAAATCTGGAATGGAATACACCCAGCCAGAACCAACTTCACGCGCTCCGCACGGGACTTCGACGAAAGCCCGTCTTCGGTTCCGCCTGCTCTTGGGCCAAACTCACCGATGCCGATGTTCTCGAAATCCTTCGATTGTACGAAGCTGGCGCAAAACAATACGAACTTTCTGCGCAATTCAAGGTCAGCTTCTCGATGATCGGAATGATCGTGAACGGACGACGTTGGCAACACCTTACTGGCGGCATTCGCCGAGGCCATCGCGTCGCAGGTTCTGCGCACGCCCTCTCCAAATTGACCGAGAAGGATATTCCCGAAATTCGCCGCCTTCAGGCCGAAGGCGTAAGTATGAGAGAAATCGGGCGACGCTACGGAGTGTCGAGCCAGACGATCCGGCAAATATTCACCGGCAAAAGCTGGAAGCAGGTTCCGCTGGCTGACTGACTGTTTTTTCTCTGAAGCAATCCGCAAAGCAAAAACTCCTGTCGGACAATTCCGACTCGAAACTTTTGCCCCGCGTTTCCTGTTGATGGGGGCGAGGAACCTTTCAATTCCTCCCGACTCGTTAGAGTCGGCCAACGCCTCCGTCTTTCGACGGCCATTTTGTTGACGCGGTTAGGTATTGTCCGCGAATGTCTTTCCCCGATGGGGTGTCTCAAGGTCGAAGCATTACGACCTGCGTTGCCACAATCTATGAGCGAAATATCAGAAAAGCGCAAGTCCCTACTTTTTGGACGCCTTGACACGAGTACCATTCGTTGGTATCCTGCGTTTGTGAGGATTCAACTCAATGGATGGAAATGCGAACGATGCGGATGGGAGTGGAAAAGTCATTCATCCGAGCCTCCAGAGCGTTGCGCGAGTCCGAAGTGTCGAAGTCCTTATTGGAATATCCCTCGACGCCGGAAGAAAACGCGGCGAAGTGACGCGGCTCCTACGGGAACACGGGATCGGAATTAAATTCTCCCGTACCCTGACGCATCCCTCACTACGAAGAAAGCTAGTACCCGCTCAGCTCTGTCATTCCATGAAATAGCCCGCGCTTCCATGCATCCCAAGCTGAGAGATTGCATCCGTAACAAAACGGGCCGAAACCGCGTAGCAGCCAGCCAAGCGAGTGACCCTGCGGCGTGAGGCCGTGCTTTACGCGAAGCAATTCATGGCAGTGGCGGCATTCCTGGTTCGGCCCCCAGCGCGCCATTCCCGTCCGCTGGCTCTGATTCTTGACAGTCTGCGGCGAATAGCCACCGAGTTCCAGCGGAAACGGGCTGGTCGGGTCTATAGTGAATTGCTGCTGCATTACCGCCCGATCGACCGATTGAGAATGTCCGCAGTCTGCTCGGGATGAGCGTCAAGCTGGGCCGCGATTTCTCTGGAGACCCGGCGAAATTCCGCCGGATTCTTCAGTCGCATTTCGTCCAGTTCGGCGCGTGTGTAAACCCGCGTATCGTGCGGCTCTCCGCCTTCGTGAATACCGCCAAGCGTTTGCGTACCTGCGTCCAATTTGCGCCTCCGTTCCATTTCTTTCACTGCGTCATCAACCACCGCCATTGTGCGCGTGCCCTGTGCGCCCTTCCATCCGCGATGTTTGGCAAGTTCGTAAGCGGATTTGGCTGGATTGCCTCCATGCCGCGCTGCGGCTCGGACTGCCCGCTGACGCCGATACTCGAATGTCGCACGCACTACGAGGTCTTCCGCCGCTTCGCGCTCGCTGATGCCGCGCTCAGCCATCACGCGGGAAATGTTGTCGCGAGTCTGCGGATTCTTGTCGGCGAGCGCATCGTCCACCGCCAGGTCGAGTTCCCCCGTCAGTTTGAGTTCTTTGCGATAGTCCTCGATGAGAAATTCAACGGCGGGCTGATAGTCGGGAATCTCGGCACGCGCCGCCGCTTCAGAAGTCATGGCAAAAGTATTGAGATTTTGCGCTTCTGTCTCTGCCCGACGCTGCGCATCACTCTGAGCTAGACGCTTTTCCAGTTGCCGACGATCCCACTTCAGCCATTCGACGTAATTTTCTTCGGCATTCGGTTCCGCGTCATCGCTGGCCGCTGATGTCGTACCCTGAGTCTGCGCCCGTTGTGCCGCGCGTTCCTGTTCCAGTTTGTCAAGACGCTCCTGCAAACCGCGAAAGTCCTGATCGCGCTTGCGGAGTAGTTTGTGCGCTTCGTTGGCCCGCTTGGTCTCGGCTTCCGCTTTAGTCTTCAATTCCTCTGTGGTCGGCTCGGTCGGTGCCCCGCCATTGCCGCCTTCACCAACTCCGCCAGCTAAATCCGCGCCCGTCGTTGTGCTCGTTGCGTCTGCCATTGCCGTCTCCTTTAGAAATCGATTCCCGCATCGCGGCCTTTTTGCACGGCCGCTGCGAGTCCATCCTTAACGTCGTCTTTGTACGAAACCCCGTTCGCCTCAACCGTCTTGGCGTTCTCAACCGCCATGTCAATGGCTTCTTCCATCGTGTCGCCGATACCGATGGCAGAGCCGAATTCAGGATCGTCCTGCGGTATCACCCGCCACACATCATCGATCACACAGGAATTCCCGATTTTGATCCAACGCAAACGGTCTTTGGGAAACTGTACCGTCATGTAATGCTCACGCACCCAATCGCTTTTGAGCACGATTTCCGCCGCGTAACGGGCAACCGGATTCAGAACAACCGTGTTGCCGCGCGCGCCTTCGTAAATCACTTCGGCCCAATTATCGAAGACTTCGATGTAGCATTCAGACGGCGGGCGACCGGCACGCACAGTCGGATCGATCAGATACGGCGTGCCATCTTCGGCGACTCGAATCTCGTTGGAATAAAATCCACGGCAGCCAAGTTGTCCAAGCGCCTCTCCGAATTGCTGGGTGACCCCGCGAATCGCCAATGGCATCGCCGCGAAATCGGATACCTTCAGGATATATGCTTGATCTTTTAATTCGTAGCCGTAGCCCCCGACAGGATTGTACTCGCCATCTACGCAACAGCCATCGTAGCCAGTTTCGATTCCGGGCACATTTGCTTCCACGATAAACTCAAAACTTTCTTTGCGAGGACCGAGTTTTGTTTCCTGATCAGTCAGCCATTCTTCCGTTTGGACTGCGTTTACATGATGGAAGGTCTCGCCGTCGCCGCGCGTGATCGAACGCTTGATCCAAACATCTTCCTTGTCGGCGAGATAATCGCGAAGTTCCGTTATGCCAGTAATCAATTCGGCAGAGACAATCGGCATTTTCATTTCGGCCATGAGATCGCGCGTCTGCCAGCGTTCGATTTCCAACGCCTCGGCACGCCCCGGTCCCCAGCATGGAATGCCAAGATCGCGGACGTGCTCAACCTCATCGTGCGTGTAAACGTCAGGCGCGACCACAATGTCGGCTGCGCGAATTCGCTTCAGCCAGGAATAGACCCGCTTCACACCGGGAATTCCGACGCCGAGCATCCGCTTTTTCTCAGTCGGGAATCCGCCCATCACCCACGGACAATAGTATTCGACTTCGCCGAAGGACTCCGCAAGTTTCTGAGCGATGTGCGGGAACAGGCCCGAATCGATCACAAGACATCGCTTATCGGAATAGTCCGTCATTGCCCGAATCCAGTCGGCTGGGATTCCACCTGACGCGCCGCCGTATTGTACATCTCCCGCGCCTGCCAGACGTAAGCGCCATCGAACCAGCGGATACGCACTGTGCAGACTTCCGCATCGTGATAGAAGCGCCGTTCCTTTAGCGAAAGCCAGTCAAGCTCCACCGTGACCTTACGGTTGAAGAGTTTGAGACAGACAGGACAGGCTTTGCTTTTCATGCAAACCAAATCCCCATCATGAAACACCAGTCTTCCTCGCCCATGTCGCCATCCAGAATTATCCAATGTGCCGCCCAACTCACTGCGGACGCTCCGTTGTCTGTCCGCTGTATTGAGTCAGCGGTGCTCCATCTTCTCGCGCCATAATGTGAACGACGACGTGGAAGCCGGCCTTGCTATCGGCCTCGATGTTGCTGCCGACCAGCATATCGCCATCGGGAAGCGTGAGGCGCTCGCCGACATTGAGGCGCTGGGTTTTGTAAACCCAAGTCATGCTGCCGTGTTCTCTGGTTTCAGCGCGTTGAGAATGTCCAGCCGATGCCGCCGCAAATCCATCCCGTGTTCGTGCTGCATCTTGCGCTGCTCGTTCGAGGCGCGCGTGCTCTCCACCAGACTTTGCAGCACCAGCTTGAGATCGTTGGTGGTCATGTCGGCACCGAGTTTCTTGGCCTTCGCTTCGGCGAGCGTCGCCTGCGCAGTTCGATAGCGAACGTCAGCCATAATTTCTTCCTGCGTCCGCTGCTTGCCGCGTCCAGTAGGATTGATGCCCTTCATCCGCATCTGCATCTCCTGCTGGCTGGATTGCTGGATACGTTGCTTGAGCGCCATCCGCAATTCGCCCGGTATCAGGAACCAGTCGAGGAATTCAGGGAAGAACTTGTTTTGCTTGATCAGCGTAGCCGCCAGCGCCAGCACGTTATCCTGATACTGCGCACGGATCGTCGGGTCTTGCTCGCAGTCGTCAACGGTCGTGTCGTATTCGTCCTCAAAGTCTTCCTTGACCAACTGGACCGCCTGCGATGCCATCGGTCCCCCGATCCGCACCCAGCGATCATCGGCGATCAACTTCATGTACTGGAGCGTGATCGTGCCCTGCTGGCGCTCGAAACGCGCGGACGAATCAAAATAATTCGCGAGAAGAAGAAGGCCGAGAGACAGGCGCTTGCGAAGGCCGACACCAGTTGAATCGCCGGGATTGATGAGCGACTGCGTGTATCCGCCGAGAGCTTCGATTTCTTTCGATGCGAATTCCAGCAACGTGACTTGCCCTGTCGGCACGGTCGGCGGAGTCTTCGGCTTGACTCGATTCTCACTAAGGGCATTGCGCTTGAACCAATGAATCGCGCCGGGGAGCGTCGCTGTCTTCCGGTACTCTGCGGCCTGCGGCTCGCTCATCGCGCCGACTTCCACGTCAAGTCCGCTCTTGGTCTGTGCGCTTAGAATCTCAATCGCGCTGCTTGCGCTCTTGTCGATCAGGAGTTGGGGGGACTGATAGAGCCGAACCAGCCCGTACCAGAGTTTTCGCTTCTCATCCCAATCGCCGGTGATGCAGTTGAGCGAGAACCCGTCAATCGGCATCTTTTCAGGACCGGACAGCAACAGGCTCCGATTGAGCAGGAACATCCGCCAGAAAGTATCCTTGAATACCTTTTCGACGTTGGCGGGCAGGGCGTGCGCTTGTTCGCGGATGAGCCTTGCATACTCGCTGTATTCCTTGGTCTCCATCCAGCGGAACGTGTCGAGTATCGGGTCTTTGAAGTAGTAGCCTTCGGTCGGACGGGTGTACTGGAAGTCGGTAATTCGTACATCTTCGGGTGACGGCGGAATGTCACCGCCTTTGTTGGTCGGCTCAGTCATTACCCACGGCACGCGATACTTCACAAGATCGGCTTTGATCGGGTAGTCCTTGGTCATCATGTCGCCGGAAGCGGCGGATAGAATCTCGCGGACGAACGGCCATTTCTGGATAGCGACTTCCACTGGCATGCTGCGCTCACGCGCCCGCCAGCGTGTTCCTTTCAGGCACTCCCTGCTCGTTTGCGGCCAGATCGCTTCCATCGGAGAGAAGCGTTGAATCTGGATGATGCCCGCCGGGTCTTCGGCGCGGGAGAGATAACTGTCGAGAAATCCCATCCCGCAAATGTTCCGGTCATGTTTCGAGCGGGCTATTTCAAAATCCGCCTCAGCCCGATCGTAAGCCCACTCCTTCGCCTGCGTCGCCATCTGCGCTTTCGCAGCCGCGCGTTGATCCATCGGATTGCGCGGTACGTAGAAAATCGCCAGCGGCACGCGCCGCTCGATCCCGGTGACTACCTTGATCAATCGCTGGACGTGATTGAGATTGATAATCGGGCGGTTATCCGCCTCCATCAGATTGCGATCTACCTCATCGACCGCATCGCCGGCAAAGAATGCGTATGCCTTGCGCGCTTCGGAGCGGAACTGCTCGACACGCGGCATCTCGCGCTGAAGCTGCCGGACTGCCCATTTCGCGGCGGGTTGTGCATCGGAAGAGAGCGCGGGGCGTCCACGCCCATATTCGGAATATTCGCCTACGTCTAGGTCCGGCGTCAGGTCTTGGAGACGGTTGTGCGGAAGTCCGGGCGGGGTGCCGAGGAGTTCGCCGCTGTTAGATTGCCACGGCATCTAAATCGCGCCTCGTCTCCGGCGAGCTTCAATTACATCAGTCCATGATTCTAATTTGGCCCGTTCAAACATGCCGATGAGTTCGTGCGCATAACTCCGGTTCTGTAGATTCATTGTCATCAGACTGCGGTCTTTACGCAGAAAGATTGCCACCGCTTGGTATAGGTCTGGGTCTTTTAGAGTCTGCGCGATTTCTCGAAGAAACTGAATTCGTTCTCGCCTCAGAGCATTGGTTACTGTTTTGAGTTTTGCCGCCATCAGCGTCTCGCTATTTCAATTCCGCTAAGCCCGTTGCGGCGCTGCGCGCGTTTGTCATCCAACACGCTCGGCAAGTGCTCCTGTACGAATCGAAACGGCATCCCCATTTGTGCGATGATCGCAAGGCACTCGACCGGCAACATCACGATTGCACCGGACCCTAAAAATTCTTCGCGGCCCAAAATATGCCCTGCCTTGAGATGGTCGCCAGCAACTTGATCATAGAAGGCGGCGAGAAAAAGCCACTTCGCCCAATCGGGATCGATATACGGGGAAAGATCGTGCGGGAAATCGGTCAGCCCTGAACCGATCTGACTGAGCTTCCTGCGCTTCGCCTCACCCATGCGTCTCGCCTCCCGTCTGGTTAATTGTTTGGCGGGTAAAAGATTGACATTCACATCCAGCAAACCGACACCATCGAAATTGTCCGCAGATTGGCGTGTGCCAGGCTCCCCGATGCCCGCAAGCGCATGATTGGTGACGTAGTTTTTCAGTGGCGAAATAGTCTCGCGCCCTTTTCAAAGACTTCGCATTCATGGATGCGTCTCGGTCCTGTTGTGAACGATTCTCGGCTTTGCTGGTCGTTTTAGCAACTCGCGGCACTGAGCGGCGCGCTGCACCAGAAAGTCGTGCTCTTTCTGCACTTCTTTGAGCTTGAGACCGGATTTGGAGAGCAACAATTTGATTTCTTTGAGTTCGGATTGGAGCAGTTGGCGCGGGCTGCGCTTGAGGTTGAAGATTGACGCGGCCACGGCTGCGGGCGACGCTGTAGCGCCGTTCTGAGCGGCAGCTTTAATTCGTTCTTCCGCTGGTGGAATGCGACTCTCGACTTCCCCGGCTTCCTTGGAAAAAAACTGGAGGCTGAATTTCTCCAACAAGTAGTCGCAAACTTCATCGCGGCTCAAATCTCTGGCGAGACCGGCGCGGTAAATCTGGATCGCTTCGGGCGGGAAGTTGCCTTGCTGGAGAATCTGATCGATGCCTTCACGGAGGCATTGCTCGCGCGTCTCGCGCTCGATGATGGTATCGGTGATCGGCAGGCCGCGTTCGCCTACGGCGGTGATCTGGAGTTTCACGGGTTCGCCTCCGCTGGAATGCTGGCCTTAACGAGTTCATCCACTTCGCGCGAAATCTCGAATCGCGCGCTGAAATCTTTGCGAACGGCGTCATCTACTTCCTTAGCTTCCCATTTCAGCCGTTCGCACGCTTGCCCAAACAGAATCAGCGTCGCCGTAGTCGGAGTGCCATCCTTGGTAATAAGCGCCATCACCTCGTCCACGCGTTCGCTGAAACTCTTGATGTTGTACGAGGGATTGTATCCGAGGTTCATAATTTTCCTGCTTAAAGTGTCGCTCACAAATGGCCTCCTTCCTTACGCACAATCTCTTTTCGTTTCAAAAACCACAACCGCGCGATTTCCAAGACTTGAATGGTCGGCGGCACGTCTTCTTCGCTCGGCGGGTCGCCAAAAATTTCGATGACTCGATTCAACTGCGCGAGTTGGTCGCGTGTCAGATTGTCGGCGGCGGTGTCAGTCGGGGCCAAGCGATCCCTCGTAGAGCCATCGATCACTGATGTCGAATCCAACGTACTTATATTTCGCTATAATGGTATCGACAACCGCCCTCACTGCGCGATCCATGTCGCTATACGAATGCGCACCTGATAGCGCCTTGTCCAACAACACGGCAATCTCGGATTCAATTAGCTCGCGCTCGTTCTGAATCTGCGCTTCCGTAAGAATATGCTCGTTGTACAAAGTGCGGACGATTTGTGTCAACGCGCGAGTTCGGTAGACGATCCAAACGGCATCTGAGCTAACCCCTGTTCTAGCCGCCATACTTCACCTTAGAACCGAGCAAACCAACTGCCGCGACCACCCGCCATTCCCTCGAACTGTCCGCCTTCGCGCTCCCCTTCCTCATCTTCGGATTGCGGAACGCCCTCTTCATATTGAAGTTGGAATGCCTCTTCATGGATTCGTGAGAGAGTGTCGAGACCTTCATCATGCGCCAAGCTCCCCGGTCCAGCGTAAGGACGATACTCCGACTCCACGAAATACCGGATCAGGTCCACTTTCTGCCCGTCACGCTGTTTGTAAATCAATTCGTTCGGCAATACAATGCGTCCCTCTTTGAAATCTGGGATCAACTGCATAATACGCTGGTGCTTGCTCCAGTTGTGCCGAGGGCCGCGCCGTCCGATCGGGATCACAGGGCAGTTGAGTCCGAACGCCTCGATTTCCTGATCAAGATAGAAGGAATCAGAACTCATGCCGACTTCTTCCCAGAGAATCCAGTCCACTTCCCACTTGTCGGCGAGCTTGATTACGGCGCGGGTGCGCTCGGCAGGATCGAGCCGATCGAGTACCCAATCGGCGAGCAAAATCTGGTTGATGTATCGTGGCGCTTCATGCTCTTTTGCGACATTGATTTGGCCGCCACCAGCCAGCACCATGATCGAACTGCGGTCGGCAAGTTTGCCCTTAGCAAGCGCCGGATCGACGATCATACCGGTATGGAAGCGCCCCGGATTGATTCTGTCGGTATAATAGCGCAGCCATTCGACCTCGAAGCGTTGCGGCAGCGCCCGTTCCGGTCTTTGCTGATAGGTCGTCTCCCAAGCCCACTGATCACTTTTGGCGTCTTCGTATTTGCGAACGCCGAAGTATTTTTCCCACAGATATTTGGTGCCAGGTTCGAGATATTTCGCTTGGATGCTATCGGGTGCAGGCTCGGCCTGAAGGCAAACAATCTTCCACCGCTGCGCTTCCTTTTCGAGAATGCGGCCAACGAAATCGCGCGGGGCCAGCCGATGCGTACAGATGAGAATTTTGCCGCCGGGCTTCAACCGATCCTTGACGACCGAATTGAGCAGCCGCATCCGGCCTTCCATGATCGATTCCGAAGTGGCTTCTTCGGAGTTTTTGAGCGGATCGTCGATTAAGACGTAATCGGCTCGGATTCGCGCAATAGCGCCGCCCCAGCCCGCAGTGTAAATTTTGCCGCCCTGAGTCGTCTGAAAATAACTGGTCGCCTGCGTTGCGCCTTTCAGTTCGCACCACGGGAAAACAAGATGGTGAATCTCGGAATTGAGTTGATCGCGGATCGTCTGTCCAAATTCCGAAGCGGATTTGTCGCCATAGCTGATGACGAGAATCTGACGGTCAGGGCGACGGCCCAAGACCCATGGCGCGAAGCCCGCGGTGCAGAGCCGGGTCTTCGACGCACCTGCATGAATCAAGATGATCAGCCGGTCATTATCACCAGATTCGATTTCTTGGAGCGCGGGAACGATGCACTCTTGCTGGTAGGGAACGTAAGAATAGCCGGGGTTTATTGAAAGATAATAGAGGCCGTAGTCGTTGCGGGCTTTTTCGATCCTCTCGCGGTCGGCGGCGGAGAGTTGCATCAGGTCTCTCGTGCTATCTTCCAAATTTCGCCATGCCGACACGGGAGCCGTTTGAATTCCGGCTTGCCCAACACGCAAAGTAGGCACATCGTCTGGCTCACCCCGATGCCGCTACCAGGTATGCGCTCGATACGCGGGGCTAGCCACTTGATGAGATCGCGCAGTTCTTTATTTTGCCGTTCCAACGCCGCATCGTCGATGATTGTTTCGTGAAGCGCATGAGCCGATTCGCCAAGAGCCTTCAGGCCGGCTTTGCGTTCCCGCCCTTCCCTGAGTTGCCGCCCCTTCTCGGCGCGCTGCTCTGCCGTCATCTCTCGTTTCATAACTTCTCCATCCGCTCAATGCTACTCCCGCGCCGCCGCAAAAAGCATTTTCCCGTCGCTGTCTTTGGTCATCGAGACCTTACCCGATACCGTCAACCAAGCCAGTGTGTCAGCCACTTCAAAAGCGATCGGCGTATCATCCTCGTTCTGGATCGCATCCGTAAGTTTGATTCGTTCAATCGTATGGACTCGCCGGAAAGCCGCGAGCGCGCGTTTGCTGAATGCGTATCGCTGTATCACGGTTTCTTCGGATTCGCCGTTCAGCAGGTCCACGATGGCAAGAAGTTTACACCGCTGGTCCGGTTGCCACCCGATGAAGCTAGCCGCCTTTTCATTCTCAGTCATCGTCGCCTCCCGCATGCGGATTGGTCAGGGCGCTGCGGCTCACTATTTGAATCCCTTGGCTTTCATCTCTGTGGACTTGTCGCTCAGGTATTTAAGAAAGTCGCGCAGCTTACGCTTATAGTCTGTCCAGAGATTGTCAAAGTCATTGTTGCTACGATGAAACGTCGAGATGATCGCGCCGCCCCCGATGCGACAGCCATCGCTCTCGTACACTTCGTTACCGCTGTTGAGATGGTCAAGAATTTCGCGCGCAAACTTTTCCGGCTCGCGCTCGATCTCACCAGCGTAGTCATGGTTCAGTTCAATGATTGTCGTAAATCCCATCCTCTCACCTCACGCGCGCCCGCCACCCTTGCCACGAGCAGCGGGCGTCGCATTATCGGGTCTCCCGTCGTTGGAATCCTGAAAGGACCGTTCGGGTCTATGTGAATCACCTTCCTTTTTCGGCTCGCTGCCTTCAGGTGCAGGCCCAGCAGAATCGTTGCTTATGCTTCTCGCAGGGCGTCATTTCCGTTTTGGCTTGCCGCGGGTCTTGGGCTTGGGCGTATCTGCGCAAGGAGCCATGATTGAAAAGCCGCAGTTACAGTAGAATCTCAGATGCTCGCCGCTGACCGTACCTGCTGCTCCACCGAAGCCACTCATATAGTGAGGCTGTCTGCCAATCCTTCCGCCTTCACACTTCGGGCAGATGTCACCGATTTTTAGAGCCATTGTTCTATACCTCGCTGTTTTCGGGCGTCATGGCGCTACCGCCGACGGTAAGGCAGACAATTCATATTCCTCCGTTTCAGCATCGCCCCGAACGTAGAGCGGATGACGTGGATGCCCATGCTTGGTGCGCGGAACGAAAGCCTCAACAAGTCGTTTAGTTGAACGCAGTAGATCGGCGATAGCTGGCGGTGGCGCGTAGGCTCCCCATGCCGCAATCGCGCGATCGCAATCCTCAAGGGCAAGCGCAACGTGAGTCACATTTAGAGGACCGAGTGCGTCGGCAGCACTAAGTTTCCACAGCTTTGAGGGGTCAGTCGCGCGAAAGGCGTAGAGATTTACCACGATCAGGCCGCCATAACCCCATCGCTTCGCGAAGCTGATACAGCGCCGAATCGTTGGGTCGTCGCGCTCGGCATCGGCAGTCGAGGGATTGAGCATGATAAAGCAGACGCGGAGTTTATTGAACATATCCCACTCTCGCTCAAGACGGTAGCGGTACTTACCATCTGAACTAAGAATCGTGCTCATTTTTCGCGCGCCGCTACGCACGTCCCCACCCGGCAGGTCTTCGGATCGTTGCGGTGCTCGCACAGCGTGGCTCCTGCATGCGGGATGGCTCCCGACCCCGGATTTTCTGGCGGAGAGGGAGGGACTCGAACCCCCACGCCCTTTTGAGGCACCTGTTTTCGGGACAGGGGCGGTACGCAATTACGCTTTACCTCTCCGCTGGTGCTGGCGGCTGGAGTCGAACCAGCAGTGTTGCCGGATTTTAAGTCCGGTGCGTCTTCCTGTTGCGCCACGCCAGCTCTCTTAATCGCATTCGCCATCCTCGCCTCGATCCCCTTGCGCGCCCGCTCTACGTTGCTCAGCCGCCCAGGACACGGATGCTCATGCGGACAACGATCACACTTTACGGTTTTCATCGATCTGCGCGCCGCCACACACCCGTTGCGCTTTTGCGTAATCGATTCTGAGTCGTGGCCTTGGCCACCGCCCATAAGATACCGCGAGAGCGACCGCCCACCCAAATGCGACTACCTGACCACCGATTGGAGTTAATGCGAGAAGCCCCGGCCAGAGAACGTCAAAGGAATCTACCTGGTTCGACATATAGCACGGCTCCTCAAGCTCGTAAGCCATTTGCACGTCACCAACCGCTTGAGAATAGGTGAGCAAGACGATGCCGAGCCAAAACACAAATATTTTCATGCTCCGCATTTTAAGCTGCTTCTAACTACAAGTCAATAGCTGCTATGGCTTCTTCTTCCGCTCCGCCTCCAGCTTCTTCTCGCTCGCCTCCGCCAGCTTCCTCAGATGCTCCGCGTACATATCCCCCGCGTCTCCAGCGGCCTTCCCGTTCCTCTTCGGCAATGTCTGATACGCGAGCCGCAGCAGCGCGGCCTTTTCCTTGGCGTCCTTCTCTCCTTTGGCAAGCCGTAAAAACTCCCGCCGGAACCACTGCTCTTGCTCGACTAAAGTGCCATTCTCAGGGAATTCAGGACGTGGCGGCTCCGGCTTACGCCCTACGCGCTGAGCCATGTCGGGATGCTCATTCCAATAGCGTTCGAGCGCTTCCGGTCGTGGCATTCCTCCCTTCTAGTCCCTTTCTTAATTCAGCGCAATATCAAACTCGTAATTCAGAGGCTAATTCCGTTCAGATTTGAGTCGGGGTTTTACACTAGGGACTCCGCGAAGGCCGGGGGCGCAAAGAAGATGCCGGCCTAAGAGAACCTCTAGCGGATTTTGAGGGGGCCGGAGCTTGGAGGGCGAACAGACTCCAGGCGTAGCGGCACATCGACCAGGGATGCTCGGCTGTCTGGCAGACCTGACAACGCCCTCGATGCCTCCGCCACGTCTCGAGCAGAACAGCGCGAGGGCCAGTCATTCGCATGTAGTTAACATAATCTTACTTATGCGACGGTAATATGCGAAAAGTGGTCTGCGTCTTTTGCGAAAATATCAGATTATCGTTCGCATTCTGCGCCAGCCAGCCAGCCAACCAGAGAGTCAGGGGTTAAACACGCATATCTATAACTCGGCTCCGCATTGGCATTGGAGTAGTTTACCATCAACTTCGACCCACCGCTCGATGAATTGAGAACCGCCGCACCGAACAGCACATTGCCGTTGAAGGGCATCCCAATCAGGCTGGGAGCCAACTGGGATGTGTTCAAGCAGAGGCCCTAATGTAACGGCTGACCAATCTGGGGCGACGCGATATTTTCTGCGCGCATTCTGATAACCGAGATCGTAAATACCGATCACGACCGTCGTAGCAATAAGAATTCGAGCAAAAATTTTCATACCATTCATTACTTGCTCAGATAGTCGCTCAGGGCGAGGAAGGCGGCACGGGCGGGGCCAGCGTCGATTTCTACGGGCTTGGTGGTTCGTTTTCTCCCGATGAAGATGTAGGCGCGGCCCTCACTCGTTACAATAAGGCGCTCACCGAGCGGCAGCTTGCGAGCGGCG